ATCACCACCAACGGAAGGTTCCCATTTGGTTCCCCAATTGGTGACATTCCACATGTACCAAGAATCACCTTCTTTGTATTCATCAGGCATTGGCCTTAGGAGTGTAAAAGGTTTACAATTTTCATTGTCTTTTCTAAACTCTTTTTCCAGAATATCAATCTTTTCTTTATCCTCGTGGCTGATTGTTACCACATTTGAACACCAATTAGGCATAATATACTCCTCAAAATAACATTATAACACAAAATCACTCGGCCAGTTCAGAAAACATAATCTTTCTTGCATGTTTACCAATTGTAGAATCCATGATTTCTGTGGACCTCTGTAACATAGCACAGGCCAGCATCAACATCTCTCTTGGATCGTCTGTTAACATAATAGAATCGTCAATCAGTTCCATCATTTCAGACATTCTCTTTTGTGTTGGATTCATCCTTATGATACCTCGTAAAAATCCTTACATAATAGGCGAAACGAATAGGCTCGTGTATAGGGTGAGGTAAGTGCTCACCATATATTTCCGACATTTTTTCGTAAAGTTTCAACGCTTCCTCGTTATTCAATTTATCTGCTTCCTATATACTATTAGTAGAAACACTAATATAGTTTCTACTTATCTATTACAACATCTCACAAGGAGTTTCCATGTTATCCGCCATCGGCCGTTTTTTCACTACAATTCTTAATGCTAAACAATCTATGTATCAATCAGAATTGGAAATGTATCTCAACGCAAAAAATCCAAAATCACCACAAGAAGTTGAACAACTTATCACAATGTTTAATCGTAGACGCCAATTCGGTGCTTGTTAAACTGCAATACTGGACCATTGTCTTAGTTTGTCTCGTTTATTCTTTCTCGCTTGATTAACAGAAGAATCTGATAGGTGAGTTTTCTCTATGAGTATGTCAATCATACAGAGAAGGTCACCAATTTCTTCCTCTAAGTGCTCACGATTGGTCCTGTTCTCTTGGTATTTCAATTGGTCAGGACCAAACCTAAAAATCTTTGAAATAGCCTGTGATACTTCAGCACATTCTTCCTGAGTAATACACAGGATTTCTTTCATCTCATAATCCATAAATCATTCACTCAAAAATTGTTTGGTTGATTCTTCCGCTACATATGTTTCAGCCATTGTCTTGGCTTCTTCCAAAAGCGTTGAGTTATAAGTTCCAACGTGTCTGGCGTTCTCATACATCTCGACAAAATATAAATTACCAACTTGTCTAAGTGTAGCTCTTTTGTTTCCTGTTCTTAATGCCATTAATTCCATTTTTTACTCCTTTTAAGCAATTAATCCAATAAAACGATTTAACAAAACACGATTTGTGACACGACCATTTGTATACTTAGTGAAAGCACTTACAAGGCCTTTGGTCGTAGCATTCTCTCTCACGGTGAATCCTGTATCTTCGTCTTCATCTTTCATTTCGGATTTGATGAGGTAGTATTCAGAGAAACCAGAGTTCTTTACCACAACAAACTTTTCTTTCTTGAATGTTTCTTTGAGTGAATACATGTCAACACCTTTTGGAAAGAATTTGTGTGTTGATCCAAACTCCCTAGGAAACAGAACATAGAATCCAATCACATTAGAACCAGTTCTCTCTTTTAACAATTTAACAAGAGCTTTGGTTTGTTCTGTACCACCAAAACCTTGATTTTCAACAATTTCTTGTTGTTTTGTTTTCTCATCACGGAGAACCATAACATCATAACCAGAAATATAATGACCACCATTATTATCTTCAGTAATCACCTCTCTCAATTGGTGACCATCACCATCAGTCAAAAATACTGTATTGACGATTTGTAGTTTGTGGTCTCTTTGAAACTGTGGAACAATTTCCATAGAAGCAATAACAGCTTCATTCAAAGGAGTACCAGAAAGACGTAACCAAGTAGGAGCATATCTTTCATCACTTGCAATTGTAGTTATAACAGCGGCAGCATATGTAAATTCAGCAGCTGACATTTTACTGGATAACAAATTAAACAATTTGAATTTGTGTACTCTCAAGTCACCAACTTTTCGTTCAATTTCATAGAGTGAATTATAATCATTGTTGGAGAAAGCATATACATCATAAGGAATATTTACTTTCTTACAAAACATCACCAACGACAATAATTGTTTAACTGTATTGTACAGGTGATTGTTCATTGAACCAGACCAATCAATGAACATGACCAAGCCGTGAGATTTACCACCAGGAACTACGGAGATTTTCTTGAAAATGTCCTCACTAAATCCATAAGAATAGATTTTACTCATGTTAAGTTCTCCTGTTTTGGCAACAGAAGCACGTTTGAGTTGGTCAGCATTCTTACGCATTTCAAACTCTTTGACCAAATAGGATACAATTTTATTTGTATCGTGTTTTAGCTTTTGGTATTCATCAAATTTTGGATCATGGAAACTTTTAACTCCATCATAACGGTTATCAATACACTCTTGTTTGTATTTCTTGTACAATTCTTTGTAACCCATGATAGCTTCTTTTGTATCAACTTTTGGAATGTTACAATACACATAATTTGTACTACTGTTACTGAATAACTTTTTTTCATTTTGGCGATATGCTTCATCAGTAAATGAACGGAAGTCATCAGCTTCAGGACCACTTGTAGGTCTTTCAATTTTAGAATTTGATTCACCTTCATCACCATCATCGCCATCATGGTCACCATCTTCTTGATTTGGATCTTTTACATCAGAAGCTTCAAACTCCTCGCCTTCTGGATCATCATTGTCATCAAAATCATATTCAAAGTCAAAATCTTCATCCGGATCGGAATCTTTTTGTGCTTTCTTTTTTTCATTTTGTTGTTTACAATATTCGTAAAGCTCTAATGAAACTCGAATAACATCATCATAGGTTTCTGTATTTTCGATTTTTCTAACTATGGAAGATTCTTCTTCATTAAATGAAATGTTAAGGCCAGCACCACCTTTGCAATGCATGTTAATACGATCCATCAAATTTAATTGATTGTATTCGGTATCTTTAATGCCAAAGAAATTACGTTCCATCAATTCATTGTAGCCTTGAATGAATGATTTGCGGAGACCTGGATATTTGTTTTTAATCTTACGCTCAATGCGTGAATCTTCCACCAAATTAAGTATTTGAGCAGGAATTTCTAAATCAATACCTTTTCTAATACCTTCTTCTGGAGTCCAAAGAGCATGGCCAACTTCGTGACCTGTAAATAGGTCATAAAGTTGAGGAGACAATTCCTTGTTTAAAATTGGGATTGTCAAAATACGTTTTTTAACATCAAATGAAGCCGTTTGAACATTCTTTTCTTCAACGATTAAATTTTCTGTGGCCATTAATTTGGCTAACAACGATTTTGATACTGATAAAGACTCACTAGCAACCATAAAATCTCCTTGTGTTGATAGTATCTATTATAACATACTTTTTACATTCTAACAATAGCAATGTTACTATGGAGCAACAGGTGTTATAATCAATACGTTACCGGATCCTGTATCTTCTACGGTGATGTTCACCACGGTTCCTTCACTCCAACCGGTTTCTTCCAATAATTCTTGAGGAAATTTTAACAAAATATTATCAGGATCCTCAGGAATATCTTCAAAAATTTCTTCATAAGAGTACATTTTGCTTTTACTCATGTTGTTCCTTTAAATTTTTATAAAATTCTTGGTCATTATCATGTCCGGTTTGAGCAGCCCATCTTCGGACTGCCAATTCTATTTCGGAAAAGTCTAAATCCTGGGTTTTTTCTTCGTCTAAATTAGAAATTTGCGACATTTGAGTGCTCCTCGTTAAAAAATTGCGTCAAATTTGCTTTGTGTTTAGATTTTCGACTAAAATTTGCGACAGTTTTGTGCTTTTGCACAGGTTTGATTGGTGTACGACACACCGGTTTTTGTAATTTTACTACAAAACTCATTTTCTTGTTCATTTTAACGCCTCATTTTTGAAATATCTATAGCTTCTTCATTGGAAAAAACAGGAACAGCATTGGATTTGTGTAAGGTTGCAATTCCTAACATTTTATCGCCAGTATAAACCTTAGCTGGTGACTTTGTTGCAACGCCAGCTCCAGTATTTAATGAAGGAATGTGCCTAGTTTCACGGCCAGCTGGCGTGGTCAATTTATATTGCAAAGGTTCTTTTTTAGGAAAGACCACAGGTTTTTTTGGCTCATGGCTTTTCAACCATTCGGCGTATTGTTCACGCTCAGCTTTAGGTTTTAGCTTAGGCTTAGATTTTGGGATTCTTACATAAATCATAATAAATTTCCTCCAAACAGTCTCTATTATATACTACCGATTGAGGATTGTCAAACAGAATGTTGTTTTTTTACGACATTCTTTTTTCTTTGCGTTTGCCTTGTCCCATACTGTAAAAATCCGAATAATCCTCGTATTGAGTATTGGATTTCCTAACCACTTTATTTGCTTTACTGCGTTTCTTTTTTGTTCCAAAACTATAATCATCATTATAGTCATTTTTACGGAACTTAGCTACAAACTTCGACACCTTCTCTCCTTAGGGTAATAATTTTGGAAATGCTTCTTTAACAAATTTATAATCTAGGCCTTTAACACCTAAGTCCTTAGATAAAATACCAATGATAACTTCTGCTTCTCTTGGTTCAATAGATTCCAACATTTGCAAAAGCAACTGTTCTCTCCGTTGAGGTGTTAATGATTCTGCCGTTGTATTACCTTCTTGAAACATATACATGCGTCTTAATTGAGAAGGTAATCCATCAAACGTAATTCCAGGTAAAACGTCATTTGGAATTTTATAAGAATCTGGCAACTCTTTAATTTTCCATTTGTAGTTGGGATTAAAAGCCAGTTCTAAAACCTTTACGAGTGTTGGTGATAGATTTTTCTCTATAACCGCCATTCGTTCTTTTTTATTTTTAGCTTCTTCAAATTCATCAAATACTTCATGTATAGTTTTCATTAAAATTCCTCAATTACGTCCATTAAATTTTTCAGTTTATTAGCAATAAAATAATCTAATATTTTACCTTTAGAAGCAGGCACAGTTTCTTCATAACTATTTAGGATTTTGGTCTTAATATCATCAGGGATATTTCTCAAGTCAATCAATACTTGATTACGGGAGAAACCAGTTTTAGCTGTATCATCAGTCCAATCTAGATATTCTTCGGCCATCATCTTGTCTAGTTTACCTTTAGTGACGGGTGTTTGTCTTAGGTCACGGACAAAACAATCTGATGGTGATAACACATTAGGGATGCCGTCACCTTTATCACCTTTGATAATCTTCTCTTTCAATTCATCCAATGGTTTGGCTGAAACAAGGAATTTCTTCAATGCAGGATTGTATTGTTTAATTGAGTGTGGATTATTAAACTCATTGTTGTACATTTGCAATTGTAGAAAGTCACCATCACTTGAAATAATCAAGACGTTTTCATTCTTAACTGCTATTGGTGCTAATACACCGATAATATCATCGGCTTCAGCACCTTCAACATCCAATACTTTATATGGGAAATTTTCTTTAAGCTCGACCTTGAACTTGGCCAACATATCAAAGATAAAGTGCCAATCCAAATCGGATTTTTCACGGGTTTTCTTACGACCAGCTTTGTAGAAAGGAAAGAACTCCTTGCGCCAGTATTTACGGTTGTCAGAACATAAAACCACTTCACCGTAATCTTTACGGAAACTTCTTAGGTGGTTCCTAATGATGTTTAACACCATGTGTCTAATTAAATCTTCCCCAAGTTTCTTACCTTTTTGGTTTGAAATTTGAGCCATCAGGCCAGACAATAGAACCTGATTCAAGTCAACGAGTATCATAATAAACTTTCGAGTTTCAAAACTGTATTATATCAGTTACCTTTGAGTCTGTCAACGAAATCTTCTAGGAAAACTTTTGAGGTTGTTGTTTTCCTTGCTACCACTCCAAAGAAATTAAGGGGTATTAATTCAGAAACATATTCTCTAGGTTCGGCAAATATGGCATCAAACGTATCCACATCCTCGGCCATTCCTTCTTCGTTAATTTTAAACAACACTACATGCCAAGCAGGACCAATAAGATTTCCTCCTATAGGATCTCCTTTGTCAACAAAGCTTCTAGTGTGAATTTCAACCTTGTTTTCATCTTCATCATGTGGCATGAAAAATAATGCGTCATAATCAGCATCAATCTGTTTCATAAAATCTAACATTCTAGTCCCTTAATATGCGATTTTCTAACTCTAACCATAATCCAAGAATTGTAGTAACCTTCACCAATTAATGCATCACGGACAAATTGTTCCTTAGCTTCAAGATATCCACATTCACCTTTGGTTTTACAAAGATATAGGATTTCTCTACTGAACATTTCTTGACCATGTATTATAACATCATTTTTTAATTCGGCGTTGGATCCGTAGTAAGTTTGCCAATCACTAGAAACCTTAAATCTTTTCTTTTTGCCTTTGACTTGTTTTGTCTTGCTGGAATAAAAAAATTTCTTACCAATGTATTTTTTACCATTGGTAAGATTTGTTATACAATATACGAATCCATAATTGTCACCAATCATTTCTTCGGTAAAATCAGTATCATTATATCGCCAGTTTATTCCCATTCGTCCTCATCTTCAGAATCATCATCGTCCTCTATATAGTCTTCAGATAATTCTTGGATGGGTTCACCGCAAAAGGGGCATCTCTCTGGTAATTCTTCAGATACTAATTCTTCCATGTAAGATACCTCATAAGTTGATTCACAGCTTTCACATTCAGCCATAATTGTTTTGTTTGTCATTTTCGTTCCTTAATTGGCCCAAACATCCTTCCAATCACCTGAGAGAGCGCCTTTTGCATAGTCTGTTGCTCTATTCTCAAAGAAGTTAGTATGTGTTGGTGCGTTAATCATTTCCTCTACCCAAGGCAAAGGATTCCTTTTCACTTTAAACACACCTTTGAGTCCTAATGAAATCAATCGGCGGTCACAAATATAACGAATATACTTTTTAACATCCTCAGCCGTTAAGTTTTCCATCGGACCCATGTTAAAGGCCAAATCAATAAACTTATCTTCGAGTTCTACCATCTTCTCAGCAATTGTATATATCTTACCTTTTAACTCATCATTCCAAATTTCACGATTTTCTTCAATGAATGTCCTAAACATCTTAATCATGTTCTCAGCGTGTTGTGTCTCATCAACAATAGACCATGTAACGATTTGACCCATGCCTTTCATCTTACCATGTCTTGGAAAATTCAACAACATAATAAAAGAGGAGAACAACTGCATCCCTTCAGTAAATGCACTGAACACGGCGATGTGGGTTGCAGTATTCTCTTTAGTTGTATTTTGACCGGAAATATCCATGATATAATCATGTTTCTCTTTCATCTCAGCATATTCCATAAATTCATTGTATGTTGTTTCTGGAAGACCAAGTGTTTCAATCAAATGTGAATAAGCTGCCACATGAAGTGCTTCTCTGGCTGCAAAGCCAAGAAGCATCATACGAATCTCAGGCTGAGGGAAGTAAGGAAGATAATTATTAACGTACCCGCCGGCCACATCAATATCTCCTTGAGTGAAAAATCGGAAGATGTGTGTGAGAAATTTCTTTTCTTCATTCGTTAGTTTCTTTTTCCAATCTTTTACGTCCTCCATCATAGGTACTTCGGTATGCAGCCAATGTGACTGCTCGTGTTTCAACCAAGCCTCATATGCCCACGGATAATTAAATGGCTTGAAATAACTTCTGTCTTCTGTAAGATTTAAATCTTTCTTTTTAATCATTCAACCATGCCTCTAGTTGTGCTTGTGGTAATGCACCAGATACTCTTTTAACTTCTGTATTCTCATCCAACATTACAAGAGTTGGTACAGAACGAATTCCAAATTCTCTTGCTACATCAGACTTCTCATCAATATCAATAACCTCAAAAGGTATACTTGTTTCAATGTTATTTAATGTCATAGCCAAACCTTTACAAGGTCCACACCATGATGCTGTAAATCTAATTACCCTTTTCATATTTTCTCCGTTAGTGTGTTATTAAGTTACTACTATATCTATCATCAGCTATCAATAATAAAAATTCTTTACAATCGGTATCTGTTCTACGAACAATTAAATACTCGGTGTTATTTTTATCTTTGTAATGAGCATTTTTCTTCACAGGCATTTTAATTTTCTTTTTGTTATCACCTTCAATAAAAATAATATATGGTCGTCTTGCTCTAGGCCATCTTATTTTTATTTTTAGATTAAACTCAATACAAACATCAAATTTTTTACCAGTGAAAACCAATGAATGTTCTTTATCAATGCGAGATATTATTTTTTCTTCTTTTCCACGATGTACATCCAAGACGTAAGAATCTTCACCTATATTTCCACCGGGTTCAATAGTTAATCTTATTTCTTTTCTCATTTGAATTTATACTCCGTGACTAACCACATTAGAAGAACCAATACCCAGAGTACTCTCTGAATATTGTCCATTACTCTTTCCCATTTGTCTAACCAAGTCTTTTGTTCCATTTAACCTTCACAAGCAATACAATCGTTTCCGGCTGCAATCTCAACCATGTCCAATTCTTTGATAACTTGTCTTTCAATTTTCTTGGACACTTTATCTGCCTTACCAATCTTTTCTGAACGGCAATAGTATAGAGTCTTAACGCCTTTTTTCCATGCCATAAAATGAATAGCATGAATGTATTTGATATGAGCATCTGGTCTAAAGAATAGATTCAATGATTGTGCTTGGTCAATATATTGTTGTCTATCTGCCGCTAAATCAATAACCCAGCGTTGGTCTATTTCCATTGATGTTTTAAATATCCCTTTTTCCAAATCAGATAGAATATCCAAGTGTTGACAACTACCATCGTTAGCAATAATAGAAGACCAAATATCGTTATAATCGTTATCATCTTTTGCTTTCTCTTTAATGATTTTATCTAACCAACGATTCTTATTTAAGTAGCTTCCCGATAGAGTATCTTGACGATATGCGTTAGCACGATAAGGCTCAATACTAGGGCTAGTATTTCCCATAATGATAGACGAAGAAGCATTTGGAGCAACAGCCATAAGATGACTGAAACGTCTACCAGTGCCACTAGCATCAGGGGCCTCACCCCGCTCAGTACCGAGTTGAAGATTCGCTTCATCTAATTTTGTCCTTATATTATTAAAGATTTGATTGTTTGTTACTTTAGCCATTACTCCTTCAAAGGGAATTCCATTCCGCTGGAGATAAGCGTGAAATCCAAGTGCACCAATACCAATACTGCGCTCACGACTGGCGCTATACTTTGCTCGTGATATGCTATCAGGAGCATTATCAATGAAATACTGAAGGACGTTATCGAGCATCTCAGCCACGTCCTGAAGAAAAAGTTCGTTATCTTTCCATTCATCATAAGTCTCCAAGTTCAAAGAAGATAAACAACATACGGCAGTACGTTCTTCATTAGTAGGTAAAATAATTTCAGAGCAAAGATTTGATTGGTTAATTTTCAAACCTTTATCTTTTAACCATTGTGGCATCATTCTATTACTTGTATCAATATAGTGAATGTATGGTTCACCTGTGTGCATACGAAGCTCTAGAATCATCTGCCATAACATTTTGGCCGACACAGTTTCTCTCACTTCATTTGAATGTGGATCAATTAAATTCCAAGAATCGTCATAATCTGGATCCAACATACACTTCTCAATGATAGTCATAAAGTCATCGGTGATATTAATGCCGTGATGTAGATTTAGGCATCTGACATTAGGATCTCCTGTTGGCTTCCTCATTTCTAAAAAAGGAATAATATCGGGATGGCTAATATCAAGATAGGCAGCATAAGAGCCACGGCGAGTCCGACCCTGACGATAGGCCAAAGAAGAAGCATCATAAATTTTAAGATGAGGCATAATGCCAGTAGACTTATCATCGGCAGAACGAATACCAAACCCAATACCCACACCACCGCCAAGCATAGAAAGCCAATTAGTTTCTGAGAGGTTATCAACTAATCCCTCCGCAGTATCTTCAATGTAGTTAAGAAAACATGAAATAGGTAACCCACGCTTAGAACGACCAAAGCTAAGAATTGGAGTACTAAAACTGAGCCAATGATTAGAGGCGTAATCGTAAAGGCGCTGAGAGTGTTCAGGATTAGATCCAAATGAGGAGGATACGAACGCAAATCTGTGTTGTGGAGAAGTTTCATCATCTTTCATGTACGATTCTTTTAATCGTTTTATTCCTAGTTCGTCAAACAATTTATCTTTGTCATAATCTATGGTAATACCTAGATAATTCTCTGTCATATTTTCTTGCCTTATAATTGTTATTGTGTAATAAATTCGGTAATCATAGGGAACACAGGTTCTAAAGCTTTAGCACAGGCAATTGCTACTTCTCTATGTTCTTTTTGAGTTCCGTTTCCGCT